TAAAGGCAGTCCATGACCAGCCCCTCTAAAAGGTTGATTCGCCTATCGTCATTCGTAGATCTCTGGGTCGGTTTACGCTGGCTGATGAAGTACCGCTCACCGCTCGCCCATTGCTGGGGTCATCGCGTTCATCGCGTTCATCAGTTGGTCTCTTCACTGCCGAGTTACTCCGTAGAGATTCGGGAGACGGGCGCACCGACTTGCTGATCGATCAAGAGAGTGAATGATCGAGTAGTCCATGTGTAATTAGGCACTCACGAGAGGTTTTCGTCACCGCGCTGGTTGCCCCTAGGGGATTCTGAACCAGAGACCAGATCGAGATCTGACCGCCTGCGCGTACACCGACTGACTCTCGCGTACCTTGAGCCTGTTTCACTTCTGCGCGACCAGTGAGAGGGGTCGCACGCGTGTGCTCATGACCCAGTATTCCGTATACATCGGACAAACACAAACACGCGCACCGATGTCGTGGGTCGATATGTCCGATTTATATGCATAATTCCATGCGTGAAGTAAGTATGACCAGTCATGGAGTGATTGCGATGTCGGTATTGTCCGAATTGTGCAAGTCGTTGGCACTCGGAGTGAGTGAGTGCTAATTAGTTGAAGTTTCAATTAGTTAGTTGAATGTTCAATTACATAGTTGAAAGTTCAATTATCACGATGTCACGATGTCAGCCGAAATCGCGCCATGAGTTTTTTCTTCCAGATAATGACAAGAGAGAAAGAGAAGAGAGAGAAGAGATCACTCACTGCATTGATCACATGACATCGATGCATCGAATGAATGCACACCAGTGTTGCATCGATGCACAGTGATATCGGTGTATTTATCAATCCGCATACATCGGATACATGAATGAATGCATGATGATTGATGCGTGCGACAGTGATGATGTTGCAGTGGTGATCGTGGTTGCATCTGATAAGAAGCAGGTCGCAGACCTGACAGTCTGGTCGTATCCGCACAGTCCTGCATCGAATTGCGACAGTAGCCGAGTCGCATCGATGATCGTCATCAAGATTGTCACCAGATCATAATGCAGAGTGACATTCATGCGCGTGTTACCGCGTTAACACCTGACTAGTAATGAGGTGCAGAGTGGTAACACCGACCCACCCCCTGCCACCCCCCATGGTTAAACGCGATCGCACGAGGGAGAGGCCCAGGGCAGAGACATGGTTGAGGGGTACAAAGTGAGGCAGTAGCCCTAAAATCGGCTTGTGAGCAAACTAGGCAAGGAAATCGCTGCTGGTAATCAGCCTATGTTTATGACTCCTGGAGAGATTTCAGAGCATTTCTCGCTAGGAGACTCCCCAGTCATCGATCGGATGACCACTCCAGCCATGAAGAAGACCTCAGATCAGCAGTCAGCCGATAGAGAGACCCTGGATTACAAGTTGAAGGATGCCCAGCATCCACAATCCTACGATGGAAAGACCTCTCTCTACGATTCCATCAAAACCGAAGGCATTCAAAGCCCCATCAGCGTGGGAAGAAGCCCCTACATGAAGCGCCCTATCGTTATTGACGGCCATCATCGCCTCGCTGTAGCCCATAATCTCAATCCTAACCAGTTCTTGCACGTGGAGTACTAAATGAACGCATGTGAATGGTGCAAAGGCAGCGGTTTACTGCCATCTGACGAGGATTGCCCATGTGTCAACCTACAATGTGGCTGCAAGGCCTGTAAGGACGTCAAATGAGCAATCTTAATCCTGAACAATTTCAAATTGAGCATACGACAAGTCCTCTTGCCTACCCAGAGGCTTTAGGCCCCGTGCAACGAGTAGTGATACGACATCCTGAAGCCACCACTGGTGTAGAGAAGCCAGAAAACTACATGGATGATACTCAGACGATAATTAATCGCAGCAAAACTGGAAAGCAACTTAAAAAGCCAAAAGTAGAGAAAACTCCTGGTGCTGGTAGTAATTCTGCTGGATTCGTTGACTACGAGAAGCATGGCGATGCTATCCACATCCACTACATGAGGACAAGAAACCACCTACAAGGCAGTGGAATCGCTCAAAAGGCATTAGAGACTATGATCTCTTCGAACAAACCTTCATCCATCAATTTCGGCAAAATGATGGAGCCAGAGGTAGGACATATCAAGCAAAAGATTGAGAAAAATCATCCAGATATTGATGTACGAGGAAAGGTCTGGTACAGATAATGACCGCAGAAGATAACCTAGGCAAGCAATTTACTAAGTCAGGTAAGCGTCGCCACAAGATGGTCAAGTTTACAACGTATGGTGGAACTAACCTTTTCTGTGAGCACTGCGACCAAACTGTCAAGCATCCAACTAAGAAAAATGGACTTGGTAATCCTATTGATATGTGGCATCACGCTGATAAAGAAGGAATGAAAGAAGCCTGGGAAGCACACAAGGAACAGAACCCATGAGCGCCCTCAACCCTAATCAATTCAGGATTCCTGTCCCAGAGAATGTCGAACAAAAGTACGCGGGAGGAAAGGGTCATCTAGAAGGTGATCCTACCGAGAGTGCTACAGGCATGGTCTCTGTTCATGCGCTAAGGCCATTGATGGAGTTTGATCGTTTGGGCGAGCACGCCCACTCCAATAGCCGAGAGGTCGTCAACAGCATCGCTGCGGATATCAAGTCAGGTAAAGGCATTACTAATCCCATCATGGTGGCGTATGACCACAAGAACAAGTGGGGCTATATCGGTGAGGGCAACCATAGAATGGCTGCCGCTATACAGGCAGGTGCAACCCACGTCCCCGTAACGGTCTATAGGCAAGGTAACCTAGCCGAACACAAAGAGCAGGGCATCGGCGGTCACCTAGCCATGATGACTGACTTCGGACGTGGAACGCCCCAGACAGAAGACTATGTCCCTACCAATATCCACCCAGGACACTTTAAGCAGTTGATGTAATGCTCTCTAGAGAACAGTTTCAAAACCATCTGCAACAGATGCGGACTGAGTCAGATGACATAGGTACTGCCCCAACAGATACACCTGTAGCCGCCAACAGTTTGGGCTAGGATCACTCTCCTATCCCAGGTCGTCTAACGGTAGGACATCGCCCTTTGGAGGCGAGTATCTTGGTTCGAATCCAGGCCAGGGAGCAATTGACAGGTTCAATACATCGTACTACGTTGAACCCATGGGATATAAAACTACTGATGAACAGAAAGAACTCATGTTCGCATTACGGGCTGAGGGCAAATCATTTCGCACCATTCAACAGATAACTGGGCTATCTAAAGGCACATTATCATACTGGTTCGGTAAGGGCCAGAAAGAGAAGACCATCAAGCGCGGTCGCACCTACCGCCTCAACCTCAAGAACTTCATCAATACATATAAAGAAGAGCGAGGCTGTCAAGACTGCCGCGACGAGGGCTATCCTGGCATGCATCCGTACTACGTACTGGATGCCGACCACGTGAAGGGCGCCAAGTCTAATGAGATCTCCAAGATGTATCGCACCAACACGCTCCAAGAGGTGATGGTTGAATTAGAGAAATGCGATATAGTCTGCGCTAACCATCATAGAACCAGGACACACAAGCGGCGCATCCTGCGCAAGGAAGTAGAGGCGGGAAGAGAATGACAATCTTTGGTTATACAGTAAGAAAGCCGTGGGTCAAGTACGTAGATCTAGACCTTGGTGAAGAGTTAGTAGGAAATATCAGGAAGTCAATCGCCTCCGAGTATCTGGCAGAGATTATCTCTCTCGACTTGTGCGATGTGGATTGTGACGTCGTCGAGTATCTAGAGAAGACGGTGAAGCCATAATGGAACTTATTGATATCGGCCTAGAACTTCCTGTCATGGTTGCGGATGAGGACTTCATCGAGTACCTGGCAGAAGAAGGTTTTGACGAATCGATCGATGAGGTGGAGGCCGCCGAGTTATTCGCCCAATGGATGAAGGAAAACTGTTAGTGACTCACGATGAATTGTTGGCAAAGATAGATGAAGAAGGTGAATTCCTTGTTCAGTATTTTGATTCAAAGCCGATAGTTCATTCTGCCCTTCGTGCAGTAGTGGAGTTGCATAAACCAATCACTCCGAACATTTTATATTGTTCAGAGTGCAGACCGAGGTACAACGGAGACCCAGAAATAGTGTTGTATCCCTGCCCTACCATTCAGGCTATTGAGAAGGAGTTAGCATGATTGAGAAGTATCTACCCTACCTACTGGTAGCAGTAATCGCCGTGAGCATCCTGGCCGTCTATATGGTGAACCGATAATGGACTACAAGAAGTTAGTACTAGAGAAGTTACTCGACCTGAAAAGCGACGCCTCTCATGATGGCAATCTCGTCCAACAGATTGAGACAATCACTGACTATATGTTCTACCTAGAAGATCGCTATATTCCAGAAGAAGCGCCCGAAAATCAAGAGGAGAAGAAATGACTGAAATCCGCCCATGGGGAACCTACGACGTACTTCATACAAAACTTAACCACCAGATAAAGACCATCACGGTAGAACCTGGCCAGAGACTCTCCTACCAGACGCATGAGCATAGAGCCGAGTACTGGGTGATCGTGGAAGGTCATGGGACGGTGACATTTAATGGGGAGCAAGCCGACTGCCGTGTGGGTGATGCCTTCGTGATTGAAATTGGCGACGCTCACCGTATTGCCAATACAGGTACTAACCCTCTCACCTTTATTGAGGTGCAGTTAGGTAATGTCTTGGTTGAGAGCGATATCGTCAGGTTGGATGATGATTATGGTCGTACTGATATCTGAGAAGAAATAACCCAGGGGGCGCGAGACTTTGACAAATAAAATTGCGCCCCGTGTTTCATACTTCTGCTATGACCATCACCTTCAAGTGCAGCAAGTGCTTCCATGACATGGAGAGCGGCGTCTGTGTGGTCGATTCCTGTAAGTGCATCTGTGAGATTGCCAAATGAGCGAAGAGCCAAAGAAGACTAAGTGGGTTCCAAAGCCTAATAGCCGTCATCTAACGAAGTGGCACATCCACAGTTATCACAAGGGTGCTCCAGCCCAAGGTTGGGGTGGCGTTGGTCCTTCTGAGATTGAAGAGATGCATAACCAGATGCATGCTGATGGCGCATTCCAAGAAGGCCAGGAGCATAAGCACTGGGAGCCTAAGCGATAGGCTCGTCGCTAAACTGATCTAGTGGGATTCTCCACGAACCTTCTGGCGCATAGAGCCACTCATCACGTTGCACATCCTCCATCTTAATCCAACCAAATACCTCTACCTCTGAGTAGTAGTCGCGGTCTAGAACGCGAGCGCCCACGAGCAACCATCCAGGTCGTATATCTTTAGGAAAGACTGGGATCTCATCACGAGTGCGGATGGATTTGACTTCAATGTTTGTGCCCACATCAGCAATGTCTTTTCTGAATGGGTGCTCTTCATTGGTGTAAAAAGGGAATGTGAATGACTGCTTGTAGAGTTTGGCTACGGCATACTCAGCAACGATCGTTCTGACGTTGGCGGCAATCTCAGGCTCTAACTTGGCCTTATTGTCTCCTGCATAGTTAGGGCGGTCTACTGAGCCCCACTTCATCATCCAGCGATTGAGAGCCACATCAGCGCAGGCTCGTACTTCTTCTTTGCTTAATTTCACGATTTTTGACATGTGTCAAACCTATCACACTGAGACAATGGGTGCATGAATCCATGTGAGGTCATCCGTGCCTAAACTCAACAAGAACCAGTTCACTCAGGCTGAACTCCCTCTTGGCGATATTGAGGGTCCTCGCATTAAGGCTCCGCACCAGATGTCTCCTGAGGAGTTTGCTTCACATCCCTTTGCTGTCTTCCACTCAACGCATCTTCCAGCAGAAGATGTAAAAGATCCTTATGCACGTAGTTCCCCAGGAATCCATCTAGGAACAGATCGAGCCGCAACACAACGTCACCTTGTGACAGGTTCAATGGTTCCACGAGGGTATACGCAGAATGCCTCTATGCACGTGTTTCATCACGATCCAGGCGAGCGCGTACAACGCACTACGGATGACGTTGCTAATAACTATCGAGGAAACCCCGCTAGAACAAAAGCAAATGCCTACTACGAAAATGAGCACGAAGACAAGGGAAGTCTATCTCTTGTTGTTCACGATCCTTCTAGGCTGAAATCTCATCATGACTACGTTCAACAGGCAATCAAAGAAGGTAAAGAGGGCGAAGTTCACCCCTACACGATGCAGTTGTATAAGTCAGGGTCGTTAAATGCGGGACATGACACTGCGTACTGGGTAAGTAAGCAGCGCTTTAACGACACTCTAAGCCCTGAGGAACACCGCTACAACGAGCACATGAACAACG